TTTGGGAGCCGGGCGCATATAGCTTTGGCGGGCGTGAGCATCATTCCGCCGGTAATGCTGTCGGTGGCAGTCAAATGCTGGTTGACCCGACTGATTGGGCTGCTTTGGTGCAAGCTCATGGTCAAATTACTAACCCTTATGGCGCTGGTGCAGGGAACAAATCAGGAACTCCCGGTGCGTCCGGCGTAGTTCCATCTGCGTCTTTGGCTGTACCAAAATTGGTGCAAGCAAGCTCCCCACAATTGAAGCAAAGCAGCGGCATTCAAGATGCTCTAAGCACTGGGAAAACTGTTTCAGGTTTGGCAAGTGATGCTACCAAACTTAAAGATTGGTATGACCAAAAGTTTCCAGATAAAAAAACAGATACTAAACCTGACGCAACTTCTAAGGCGGACACTACCTCCAAAGCAGATTTGCCTAGCGCCAAAGCAAACCCCGTGTCACTTGAAAGCCAAGATGGGCAATCAGGATTTAAAATTCCTGAAGGCAATTCTACGCCTTCAACAGATAATGTTGGCATGGATGTCACACCTCCTGATGCAACGCCAGATTTGGAAGGGTTCTTTGCCTATGGCGGTGTTGTGCCACGCGGCCATTTTGGCATGGGAGGCAACACAGACCCTTATGGTTTAAATCAAGGGACCGGCGAAGAGCTGCCAAAGGATGTTGTCAGCGCAAGTGAATCATCCAAAGATGAAGCTGAAAAAGAAGCGCCTAAACCCGGCAAAACTGGTGGCGGTGGCGGCGGTGACAGCACATTAAGTGACATTGGAACCGCTGCAAGCATTGTTGGCACGGCAGCTAAAATCATCCCGTTTTTCCTTGCCAGCGGTGGCGTTGTTCCGCGTGAGCATCATGCTGGCAATGAAGGCAATGTTGTCGGTGATGATGGCGGTGGCGGCGGATCAGATGGACCGCAATACAAAATTCAACCGCAAAACCTTGAGGATATGCCAGAGCATCGGCAAAGCCTTATTAAAGCTATTTACGCGCCAGAAAGTGGCGGTCGGTATGATGTGCTTAATGGCGGTGAAACTTTTGACAATACCCAGCAGCATCCTAACCGTGTTGGTAAAAACGGTGAATCCACTGCGGCTGGTGCGGGTCAATTTATTAAAAGCACATGGGATGATGTTACCGGCAATGCGCCTATGACAAAACCCTACATGGATTCTGCTACTTGGACACTTGCTGCGCGTGACTATAACAAGCGTACCGGCAAAGACCTTGACCAAGAATTGCAGAAGAATGGTGTGACACCTGAAATTAAGTCCGCTCTTTCTGACACATGGACTGGCCTAAAAGGTCCGGGACCAAATTGGCGTTTGCCAACTATGGCACGGGGTGACGAAACAAACCGCCGCAATTCATCTTTGGGTGATGTATTCTCTGAAATGACATCTGATGCTGTGCCATCAGGTAAAAGTTTCTGGGTACCGTTGTTGTCAGCTATTGCAACTGCTGGCGCGTCTCGTGCGCCTACTCGTGGTCAGGCCCTTGCTGAAGGTCTTGCTGGTGGTATTAGTGGATACATGTCCACTAAAGACCTTGAGATGAAGCAAGCAAAGCAGATGATTGACTTCACAAAGGATAACTTTGTTCATACGGTTAATGGCGCTGGGCAGGATGTCTTGTATAACAAAATGACAGGACAGCAGTATTCCCCTTCTGACTTTAACGCTTATATGTATGACTCTTTTGTCAAACAGGGTATTGACCCTTCCATTTATGGACTTAAAAAGCCTGCTGGCACAACGACATCTCCTGTTTCAAATATCATTGCGGATAAAGCTGCTAAAGTTGGTGCTGCCACAAGCCAGCCAACTTCACCGGATCATGCTGTCCCTGCTCCTGATGTGGACAAACCATCTCAAAACATGAACACCATGAACACTGGGCAGCTTTATCAGGCAGCTTTGGAGGGTAAAATTCCGGGTGTGCCACAAGATGCAGCGCAGCAACAAGCTCAGATTAAGGCTGACTTGCAACGCGCCAATACGCTTGCCGCAAACCCTGATCCTACTGTGGCATCTAATGGCATTAAACTGCGTGAACTTGCCATGGGACAGCAGAAATTGCTTGACGACAAAATAAACCAAGCAATCTCTTACCAAGCAGATCAGAACAAAGAATTTGCCAAAGGCCGTTCTGAACGCATCAACAACTATTCTACAGAGGTGCAGAACCGCGCTCCTTCATACAACACAGCGTTTTCTAACTTGGAACGCTTGGCACAACTTGGTGCTGAATTTAACACAGGTAGAGGCGCACAAACTAAAGCAGACGTTGTTAACGCAATGCAAAGTGCAGGACTTGGGCGCTTTATACCTTCAGATTGGCAGAAAATGCCCGGTGATGCTGACCAAATTCTTAAACAGTCTACCGCATTGCTGTTTAACCAGTTGCAGGCTGACAAAATTGTTCGGGCTGAAAAAACTGGTCTTAACTATGAAAAGGATGCAATTCCTTCTCCGGCAACTAGCGCACCTGCGTTTTATGCGCTGGTTGGTCAAAAGCTGGCTGAAGCACACCAAAGCTATGACAAGGATTCAGCGTGGGCTTCCAAGCCTGTTGGGTCTATGGAACCAGTTCAGCATGAGCTTACATGGTCACACCAAAAGGGCAATGACCTAGACAGCTATAAGCGCCGAGCTTATGACAGTATTCCTGCAAACCCGAACATCACAGACGAACAATTTGCAAGTTTGCAAAACTCTGTCAAAGACCCGCAGACTGGAGAAACCTTTAATCCTAAGCGGTATAAGGCCCCTGCTGCTCAAGGCACAACTCAGCCAGCAGCACCTCAGTTGCCTGAACCGTTACGCGGCGTAGAAGGTTTGCAATTTAGTCCTTCACGGCAACAATACAAAGATGCCAATGGCAATGTTTATGACAAGAGCGGAAACAGGGTGCAGTAATGGAACAGACAAATGATTGGGCTCCTGTAGCACAGCCATCTTCTGGTCATGATGACTGGTCTCCTGTTGGCGCGGCTCGGGAACAAACTGGTCCAGAACAAGCCAAAGCTGATGAAGCGCTTACGGCTAAAGAACGTGGCATGATCCCAGATGAATTAAAGACATTTGGTTATAATGCTGGTGACATGGCATTATTTGGAATCCCAACTTATGCCTCCGCTTTGCACACATCATACAAAGAAAATATCCCGCTCAAGGAAGCTATTAACAAACAGCGTGAATATGAAGCTGCTCTGTCACGGCAAAATCCTATTTCATCTGCTGTTGGAACTGGGGCTGGACTTGTTGGCGGTTTAGCCGTGCCATTAGGCCCGCTGGGTGAAGCAGGCAACCTTGCTGCTAAAGGCGCAGAGGCACTTGGTGCTGGGCGCTTCTTAAAGTCCGCTGCCAGTGGCGCAACTGTTGGCGCTGAGATGGGCGTTATTTCTGGTGCGGCTAATAAGTATGGCACGGATGAATTTACACCGGCTGAGATCGGCAAATCTGCGTTGTACGGTGGTATTGGCGGTTCCTTGATTGGTCCTGCTGCGGAAAAAGTTATTGGAAAAACCGTGTCACCGGCTGATGCGGAACTGCAAAAGGTTCTTGAGTCACAGGGCATCAAGCCTAGCCAAGAAATGATTACTGGCAAACGTGCCCCAGAAGGTTCTGCTCGTGGAACTGCCGATGAAATGCGTGAGCAGGCCAAGAACATCTTGGAACAGAAACAGCAAGGTCTCATAGATCAAAGCGTGGGTCCGAACGCTGGCGGTGAGGCACTGGGACAAGCCGCCACAGCAAGCCGAGACGCAGCGCAACAACCATATAAAACTCTTGAAAAAGTTAATGGCAATTTTGACTTTGGTGATACTGGTGTCACTGGTCATGTTTTGTCATCAGTGAAAGATTCTTTAAAAGCATCAGACATTAACCCAACTTTTAGGGATTCAAAGTTCTATCCCGGAGCTAATGCTGCATTTGATGCTTTGAATTTAGAATTGCAAAATCTTGAGTCAAAAGGTGGGCAGCCAACTTTTCAAGATATGTTGCGTGTCAAAGATGAAATCAGCAAAGCTCGCAGAAATGCGACAGACATTGACGACAGCAACGCTGTAGAGGCTATCATCAAGGGCTATAAACAATCTCTTAATAAAGCCGTTTCAGGCGGAATGTTTCAAGGAACGCCCGAAGCCCAGTTACAGGCTGGCGTAGAATTGGCTCGTGCTGATAAAGGTTGGTCTGACTTTTTAAAAACCTATCAACAAAAAGGTGGTGGAGAAAAGGGCGCAATTAACCAAACTTTAAAGCAGCTTCAGGATGCCAATTCCAAATATATGTCAAAAGAGATTACACCGGAAATGGCGCAGGCAGCGCAGGGTAAAATTAACCAGTATGTCACTGACCCACGGCTTGGTCCTTTATATTACAGCCGCATGGAAAAAATGATTGGCTCTGGCACCCCAGAGATGGAGAGCTTCAATGCGGCTATCCGCAATAACATGCTCACACCGGCTGGGGACAACATTGCCAAACTGCCCGACCAGTTCAACAAGTATTTAGACCCGCGCACACTGCCCGTGACATTGCGGGCATTCGGTGCCGATACCACCGGCGTATTGAATAACCTTGAGGCCCACGCTTCTGATTCCGCTGCGACAACTGCGGCTAAAGACAAATTGCGCGACCTCCGCAACATGGGTCAGGCTATTGACACTGTTTATAAGCGCCCCGTTTCTGATGAAGAAAAGTCAGGAATGATTAGCACAATATTGAAGAAATATGCTCTTCCTGCTGCGGGGTTTGCTTTCAATATTCCTCATGGCACGGAGGCTGTGGTGGGCGCTTTGGCAGGTAAAGGCCTTAACGCTGGCGCATCTGGCATAAGTTCCGCTTTTGAATCAGCAGCTCAACGCGCTGGCGCACCTAAAACTATTGCTTCAGAAGGGTCGGGGTTCAACGTGCCATATTTAAACGCTCGGTCATATCCACGCATTAACAACTTGGGCGCACTAGTGCCAGTGGACGAAAAACCGGGTTACACTCCTGTGGCACGGAAAAGCGGGGGCCGTGTTGGTGGCATGACAGCAGACCAGTTACTTTCTGCTGTAGAACGTGCTAAAAAGAAAACCAGCACAAACACCAAGCCGTTGCTAGGATTACACGACAATCAGGTGGCAAAAGCGCTTGAAATTGCCAACCACAAGATTTGAGGACTAGGTTATGGTTTCCACATACACAACCAACAAAAGTTTGGAAAAACCCGGAAATGGTGATTACGTTGATACATGGAACGTGCCTGTAAACAGTGACATGGATGTCATTGACCAAGCATTTGGTGGTGTCACAAATCTTAACTCAACTGCTGGTTCTGTAACCCTTACCTCAACCCAATACCGTTCCCTGATTATTAAGATTTCGGGTCTGGCAACTGGTAACGTGACATACACCATACCATCTGGTGTTGGTGGTCAATGGATTGTGCAAAACAATGACACCAGCAACTTCTTTATTTTTGTTGCATCAGGTGGTGGTGGCACGGCTGTAACCTTGCCACAGTCCAACTTTGTCTTGATCTCCAGTGATGGCACTAATATTTCTCAGGTTGCGTCTAACCTGTCGTCCGTTCCAGTTGGCGGCGGGTCAAACAAAATATTTTACCCAAATGACCAAGTGGTAACTGACAGCTATGTCATGACTTCAACGCAGAATTACGGGACTTTTGGCCCCGTAACAATTAACTCTGGCGCGGTTGTGACAATACCAAGTGGCGCAACTTGGTCTATTGTTTAATCCCTGTGCGGTTCAGTTAACACACTGAACAAGCTATGAGGGTTGTCTTTGCACCATTGCGGCGTGATGTCTTTTACAATGTCACGCCAGAATGTCTCAAAGCCGTGAACAGCGGATGAACACTGAGACCTTTTGTTTGCCTCATGGAACACTTCTGGGTCTGTAGAAAACAGCCAATTTTGTTTAAGGTCCAATGGGCAAAAATGCCAAGCGGGATACATTGAGACCAAATGCGGGTAGGCTTGTGACAATTCAAATGGCACTTTTACCCCGCCATAAGCCCAAACCGGATGTGCCAAAGCCGTTGGCATTTCTTCTAACCAGAGCTTTACAAACTGCGCTTCTGGCTTGGCAATCATCAGGGCATTACAAGCCGAAACTGGAGCCCCATCTGAGGGCTCAAGACACATAGAGAAATCATCATCCATATACAAGCCAAGAGGACAAAGAAGCAACATGTCAGTATCAAGGTATATACCGCCCTCATTGTTAAGTATCTCCAATCTTGTCAGATCAGATTGTAACTGAGGCCATTCAATATTTACACCCAAATGTTTGCCATCCATTGGGGTATGGTAAACTGTGACAAGTTCTTTGATTTTGTCCCACCATTCATTTGGCTCGGGTTCTTTGTTTATCCAAAACTTAATCTCGTCAGGAACTTGCACTTCTTTTGCCATTTTGACTGCCATATAATTTAAATATGACAAAGGCCGTGTGCGCTCCCAAACTGGGTAAATAAAATGAACAACATTAGGAACTTTATTTGACATTGTATGGCACCCTTCCCATGGTAATGTTTGGCTCAATCCGAATTTCTTTGTTACTCCAAGTCCAACATTCGCCTGTGTCATTTTGAAAACACACCCATAACAAATGATGTTCTGATCCATAGTCAATGAGGAAATGCGCCAAAGAATTTCCTTTTGGCGTAATTAGTGGAATTGGCGGGTTTAACTGGAGCATCATTTTTTACTGCCTTTGTGTAACAGAGCCGTTTGTGGGAAGGGCAAAAACTCTCAAAGTTGGTTTTTTCTCCGCAAAAAACATATTGTGAAGCGTGACCATCATTCATAACATATCTGCATTGCCATTTAGTAAGCTCTTGAAACTTGGGATATTTTTTGTTTGGGTCATAGTCAACATTAACATATTCAACCTGCACCTTTTGAGCTTTGGGTAATACAATCCTAGTTTTTCTTACTCTAGGAACCTTGGCAATCTTTGGTTTTGGCGGCTTGCGCTCACGCTCAGACGGCAAACGCTCGCCCCGCTCCCTCATGCGGCTGATGCGGCCCATGACAGCGTTGCGGGATTTACCGAGCATATTGGCTATTTCCGAGCCAGTATGCCCCTTTGCCCAAAGCTGCCTTAACCCCTCAATCTCTTCCTCAGTCCAATAGCTCCACATTGTTGTCATTTTTTAAATCCTGTATATTTGTTTGTAGCAATTCTTCAATAGTATCAAGCATTTGTTCATGCTTGTCTTTCTTGTCGTCAAGCTGCTTGGCGTATTGGATCAGCATATCATTGGCGCGTTCTTCTGCAAGTTTTGTTACTGCCAGAATGATAGGAGAAGCCTCTTCATCCCAAGGATTGTTATAACTTGCGTTACGCAGCTCCAACCATTCCAATGCAGCTTTTATGACATCAGTGCGTGTCACAACAACATCTGTAATTTCTGCCATGTCACACCTTTTTCAAGTCTTGTGCTACAGCATAAATCTTGTCTTCAAGACCCACGGCGATGCTATCGGGCTGGTCCGCAAACTCTGCTGCAAATGCCAAATAGTTTACCGCGTCAACATAATTGTCCTTATGTGTGCGGGAGGTTTTCATCCGCGCCAGCTTTGTTGCGTGGTGGATCATTGCGACATCATAGCTGGATATATTTTTACCAAGAATAACAGATGCAATAATGCTTATATCATTATGCAGATCATCCACGTTGCCGTAAAGGAGGCCTCGGTCCCGCAGTATATCTGTTGCGTGTGTCAAAATTTCTTTGTGGTTCATAATTTTCACCCTTTTTCATTTCAAGATATTCTTGCACTTTTCCTATTACGGAAGTGTTAAGAATAATTGCACCCTTATTTTCCCAACTTGTTTCTCCTATGTCAGAATCATATTTGTAAAGCAAGTCAACCATTACAAATTCACTGTCATTCAGTTCCTCAAGAAACTCCTCGCAGGAATTGCATACGCTCTCTACTGTAAGCTGGTGAACAGGGTTCCCTGTAGCACTAGGCATGTGCATAGTTAATAAAAACCGCATGGTCACTCCGTTATCTTTCTAAACTTAACATGTTTTACTGGACAAACCAAAAATGTCTCGTATTTTTTTGTGTTACTCGCATATATGTCTTTTTCATACCAATATTTTACTGTGGACCAAGGTATGACCATGGCATGTGTCATTGGCGCGTTTACGACAATATACGTTTCTATCTGTCCTCTGTTGCGTATTATTGTATTTTTGTTTGACACTATAACCTCATGAAAGCTCCAGTCATAAGGACCGGTAAAATTCCTATTTGGTAAGTGTTTAACTTCAATTTTTATACGCCCTTTTACTTCGTCATCAACATAAATATCCCCATCGTCAACATAGTCATTTGGGTCTCCATCTGGCGGACATATACGGATGGACGGTATGTAAACAGACCGACCGCCCCTGTGTATCCACTCAGCAACCCGAAAGACAGCAGGGCTTGAATTGGAAAGCCTTTTGACAAATCCATCATAGCTGTCATTCACCGAAATCTCTCCTGACAACAGTTCCGTCCATCTTTTTCTTAAACTTAGAACCTTTGCCAAATGGCATAGGTGTCTTGGACTGTTTGAGGCCGAGAACGGAAGACTTTTTACGTTTGGCGCGGGCCGCATTAGAATGATCCTGCTTGGTCTTTTCCGTAGCGCAGCCCTTGCATGTCAAACGTATGTTGTCATCCGTATCAGTCCCACCAAGCTCAAGGGCACGGACATGTTCAAAGATAAACTTTCCGGTAACCAGCTTTACGCTGCACACCATGCACTTACCTTTTTCACGCTCCCATATTGCCAGCTTACGCCGAGCGGATAAGTTCCCCCGCTTGGTGGTCCCCATATCCTCTGTCATTGAACAGTTTGCCCCGCCGGAACACCAAAGCCCACTGTTTCATTATACAGTTGTATTTTGGTTAATGCGCCTTGCAAAATGTCACCTGTGGCCTGCAAAGCGTCAAATTCATTTTTGACAGTTCCAATAACCACTTCTGCAATAGTAAAAGACAATGCTTTCATGACATGATCTGTTTGTTTGCCATTTAAAACATTTGTAATTTCACGTTTTAATTTAATGACTTCTGCGGCTTCTTCTTGGTATTTCATAATTTCATCTCCGCTCTTTTTGTTGCTTCATGAGACTGCCACTCGTGGAACCTCATTCTAATATATTCAAGCTGCACTTTAAGCAGAGACGCTTTTTCTCGCGCCTCCACCATCATTCTTACAAAGTCATGCCACTCAGGGGATGCCTTGACTGTCATCTCAGCTCGGCTGACGGGCATGTCACCAAGTTCTGCCATCTTCTTGGAAAGGACAGCAGACTTGGTTTCCTCTAACATGCTTGCAGCAGAATCCGCGTCAACCCATTTCTTGGCAATAATCCTGAATTGTTCCGAAAGGGAGACGTTGGGATTTATATCTGCTTGTGTCATGTCATTTCCTTAAAAAGGGATGTCGTCGTCGTCAACAATGCTCGTAGCTGGTGCATCATATGATGTTGTCTTAGGAGTCTTTGGTTTAAAAGATAAACTTTGCCAAGGTGTTCCGTCTGCCTTGCGTTTTGTCCAAGCATTAACCCAATACTCCACGCCGTCAATCATTGCCGTGCCAGTAGCATTAGCGTCATTCTTGTCAGGGCGCTGGTTCTGGTTCTTAAACAGAGAACCGCTCATATCACGTTGTTCATATGCCATTATTCACTTCCTTTATTTGCACCCAAAAGCTCTATTTTGGATTCCATTTCTTCAATAAATTTGACCACTTCTCCCTCAAGCTCCGCAATCATCTTATCATCACGCTCCACGCGGTGGATAAACATTTGCATGTTCTCCGGTAAGCGTGGATCATACGACACAAAGTCACACCACTTACGGCCTGTGCAAGCCATCTGCCATTGCATTTGTGTCATATATTGCTGTGGCACGGTAATGCTCAGGAGTGTGTCAATGTGTGTAATGGTGGTGGGACATTTAATCTCCACCAAACCTTCTTCGCCAACAAGCCCATCAGGGCTTGCGCCAGCCATTTCAATGGTTGGATGGGGAATAAACCCGACTTCTTCCACAAGCTCCCCCAGAGCTGCTTCATAAGCAACCCTAGCCTGTGGCTCGGTGTTTACTCCCCATACCATTGCGGCGTTCTGGTAGGTGTCCCCCCTTGAACCAGTGAGACGCTCGCAAAGCAGTTCACCCATGTATTTGGCACGGGACGCGCTGTAGCCTGTCTTTGTCTTGGCAACAATGTCAGCAACACGAGATGCTGTCACCTTGCCAAGACGTGAGGCATACCACTCCTCAGTTCTTTGCTCCATTACTTAATCCTCCACACGCGCACACCGTCTTCTGCTTTGCGGGCAGACCAAGTTTTGGGAGCATATTCTTTGTTGTATTTTGCCAAACTGGCAGAGATTGTTGACATCTTTGCTTTTGGCACAAAGAAGCTCTCAGCCACTTTCATGGCAAGGAAAGGGTATTTAACTTTAAACACCCGATTGACTGTAGGCCCTCGCCAGCGTGGGGGCATTGGAATGTTTTTTTCAACAGAGTATTCATATTGCAAACGTGGCATGGTTCTCTCCTATTAACCTTTGGTTGCCTTGGTGACTTCAGAAGCCGTCTTTTTAATTTTAGCCAGCTCCTCTGCGGGGATATTAGACCGCACACTTTGCGGTAGCTTGTTCCAGACTTCGGTTAAAGATGAACTTCCGCCTGTAGCAGCTTCCTGCAAATTATTTATTGCAACTATTGTTGCAGATTCCTTAACTCCACCCGATGGAACAGGCGTAATGTTTTGTGATACGTTACCACCGCCGCGCACGGCTGCATTGCCATCATCATCCTCTGTGGCAAGGCAAAGAATGCTCATCAAGGAATAGCGGCGAGCGTATGTAATTGCAGAGCCGATCCCGTGCGCGTCATTCTTGGCGACAGGCATAAACAGTTTGGATGACATAAATTGCCCAGAGGAATGAAGCAGAATTGTCTCCACCTCAACACCACCCTGAACAGTAGACGGGTTTTGGACGATGGATAAGCCATGCTTGGCAAGCGGCATACGAATCACACTGCGGACAGCGGCAAGATCGGCGTATTTGGATTTGAAATAAGGGTTCTCAGAACCTTTGCCAGCATCAAAAATTTCGCCCTGAGCCTTAGAAAGGGCTGTAGCAAGCTCATGAATTTCGTCGGAAAAAAGCATTGGTAATCTCCATATATTTGTTAAACCCATATTGCGGGTGTTGCTAATATGATGGTGGCAGTTGCAGGAGTCAAGTGATTCTTGACAAGTAATGCAAATTTTTTATAATGACACTATGAGACACGACAGAACGCCCATCTTTTATGAGATTTTTAAAGTTTACGGCAATGCCAGTAAATTAGCAAAGGCGCTTGGCGTGTCAAAGCAAACGGTTTCTGCTTGGAAGCGTGTTCCTATCCAGCATGTTTTGCAAATTGCACAAGAAACCCAAATACCATTAGAAAAGATCAGACCAGATGTCTATGGGGCGCGTTGACTTTCTTATACCTTTGCCGCCAAGCGTAAACCGTCTTTGGCGCGTTGGTAAAAACAAAGCAGTTTATAAATCTGACGTTTATAGGTCATGGTTGAACACAGTTACCCCTTCAATTATCGCCCAATGCTACGGCGGTAGGGTATGTGGCAAATATAAATTAACCGTAAGAGCTGTCCGTCCTGACAAGCGCAAACGGGATTTGGATAATCTTATTAAAGCTATCAGTGACGCGCTGGAATTAACAGCCGTAATTGAGGGGGATCACCTATGTGAGCATCTGGAGATGCAATGGGTGGAAGCTGATTATGAATGTTATGTCACGGTGGAGAGCATAAGAGATGGGCAAGAGAAGCAATTTTGAACGAGTGGAACGGGATTATTACAAAACCCCGTATGCCGCTGTTAAGCCTTTATTCCCACATATCCCATTTGGGATCAAATATTGTGAGCCCTGCGCTGGAAATGGAAGGCTTATCAACCTATTAGGTGGATATGCTCAATGCGTGGCATCCTATGACATTATGCCAGACGCAAGCTGGGTCAAGCAGGGGGATGCAACGCAACTGACCGTTTTGGACTTAAACGGCGCTGAAATGATTATCACAAACCCGCCGTGGACGCGGGAAATCATGCACAAAATCATTGAGCGCTGCGCCCTTTTGGCCCCAACTTGGTTGTTGTTTGACGCGGACTGGATGCACACGCGCCAAAGCCAGCCTTACATGAAATATTGCCAAACCATTGTGTCTGTAGGGCGTGTAAAATGGATTGAGGACAGCTCAAACACTGGCAAGGACAACTGTTGCTGGTATTTGTTTGACGCAACATTCAAAGGAATCACTGAATTTTATGGAAGAGAAAATGAAGATAACACTTAAAGACCAAATAGCCACAATGGAAATTTCCATTGCAAATCATAGGGGTTACACCGACAACTTGAGGCATCTTGTTAAGAAAAAGCAACGGGAACAAATTTGGTTGGACATTGCCGAGGACCGTTACCCAAAATTACAAGCGGTGCTTAAAACCTTGAAATGGTTGGAGAAAAATGAGGAAAAAATTAAAGCCCATTTAATCCCTTGACATGACAGATTGTCACCCTATATGACATTATGACATGAAAGGAGAATGCCGTGAGTCGTGAGAAAGATTTAGAAGAATTTAGGAAACTTGTTAAAATTGTTTCCAATACAAACCAAGAGTTTGCAGACTATTTTGGCATTTCAGTTAGGACGCTATACCGTTGGTTAAGCGGAGAAAAAGCCGTTCCAACCTTTGTTGTGAGGGCTTTGCAGTTGCTTGTGGCCAAAAAATGAAGTAGGTTTTTGAAGTAAAGCCCCCTCAGTCGGGAAACTGAAGGGGCTTAAATTAACACTCGGTTCCGGCGAGCGTTATGACATAACGGGGCGCAATATATGCCCATTTGTCACTAAGCGCAAGCCCTCACAAAAGGTAGCGCAATGTTTATTTCACATACAAAATCTGTAAATTGGGTAGCGCCCTGTGTATATAATAATATATATTATAATATTATATATATATTCCCTAGGAAGAGTCCCTAGGAAGGAGTCCCTAGGAGGAGTCATTACCGAGCCAAGAAGAATGTTAATTATTAGTAAGAGTAGAACCAATGAAGCTGAGAGATTATCAAGAACGGGCCATAGCCGAATTGCGCTCCCGCCTCATGCAAGGCAAAAAGCGCCCAGTCATCCAAGCTCCCACTGGCGCGGGTAAAACAGTCATAGCCGCTGCCATTGTCAAAATGGCCCGCGAGAAAAACAAGACCGTGCTGTTCACGGTTTCCTCACTCAGCCTGATTGACCAGACGGTAGAGAGGTTCCGGCAAAACGGGATCACCGAGGTTGGTGTCATGCAGGGGATGCACGAGCTGACCGACTACCGGATGCCCGTGCAAGTTTGCTCAGTCCAGACACTGGCGCGGCGGACAATCCCTCGCGCTGATCTGGTTTTGGTGGATGAATGCCATGTCATGTTCAAGCTCTATGACCGCTGGATGGCAGACCCAGAATGGACCAAGGTTCCGTTTGTTGGACTGACCGCAACGCCGTGGGCCAAGGGCATGGGTGCAGCCGGACGGTGGGATGATCTTATCATCGGCACCACAACAGCCGAGTTAATCGCCCTCAAGCATCTTTCGGATTTCAAAGTTTTTGCTCCAGCTCATCCTGACCTGTCCGGCGTCAAAACCGTGGCAGGAGATTACGAGGTTAAGGGCCTTGGTGAAGCAATGGACCAGAAGAACCTTGTGGCAGACATTGTGACCACATGGCTGGAGAAGGGCGAGAACCGCCCGACTGTGTGCTTTGCGGTGAACCGCATCCACGCCAAGAATATCCAAACCCAGTTTGAACAGGCTGGTGTCAAAGCAGCCTACATGGACGCTTTCACAAATCTGCACGAGCGGGCCGCGATTGTGAAGCAGTTTGAAAACGGGGATGTTAAGATCATCTGCAACGTGGGTGTTTTGACAACAGGCTTTGACGCTGATGTCCGTTGTGTCATTCTGGCGCGGCCTACAAAATCTGAAATTCTTTACACGCAAATGATTGGACGGGGGCTAAGAACAGCAAATGGCAAAGATCATTGTCTTATTTTGGATCACTCTGACACTACTTTGCGGCTTGGCTTTGTCACTGACATTTCTTGCGGGCAGTTGGATGATGGTTCTGCAAGACGAGCGGCTAAGGAAAAAGCAAAACCGCTCCCCAAAGAATGCCCCGCTTGCTCTTTTCTGAGACCGCCTCGGGTCAAAGCCTGCCCTGCTTGTGGGTTTGTTGC